GGCAGGTAGCATCCTGAGAGACCGTAGGACGTGGAGTAACGGGCGGTTGCTTGAGGCATGTTGTCTATCTCCTGTAGTGCGCTACACCGTGCAGCGCATGAGGCATCATCGGCCCTTGCACGGCCCTTGTCACTAGGGACTTTCCCTCATGTATAAACGTACAGTGCGAGCCCTGGAACGGGTCCGGAGTCCGCCAGCAACGAGCGTAGCGAGTAGCAGTCCCTTGCTTTCCCTTCCCGTTCCCCTATACTGTATAGAACCCCAGTAGGACAAACACCTATGAAGCTAAGCAGAAAGACACTAGAGAGCGCAGCAAAGGAACTTCCCATTTCCGCCATCTTAGGGAAGACCGTAACAGACGGGTTGACCACAAAGCAAAAGAACTTTGCTAAGGCTATCGCCATGGGAGCCACTAAGGCCGACGCATACCGCACAGCCTACAAACCTGATGCGAAACCCTCGAGCCTGAACAACGACCCGTACCGCATCGCCAGCGATCCCCGGATAGTCCGTGAGATTGAGGCTTATACCCTGGCGATTGAGAGCGAGAAACATAGAACCCCTGCAGCGCTTCGCTCCTTAGTTATCAAAGGATTAGTTGAGATAGCCTTGAAGGACGACACAAAGGACGCCGTGAGACTTCAGGCTCTCAAGACTATCGGCCAGATTACCGAGGTCCATGCGTTCACCGAGCACAAGGAAACGCGGGTAATAACGTCCAGTGAGGATGCACGCGCTAAGGTAATGGCCGAGCTACGGGGTCTCATTACTTCAGGCGCAACGGATGCAACGATCATTGAGGCAGACGCCGACAGCCTGATGCGAGAGCTTGCCGTTAATTTTAACGCTGCACCCGATGGAAACGCAGAGGCGCCAGACGCAGACCCACCCACCGGGCACCCCCCCGATGACGCAGCAGGAGCCCCGCGCCCTTAAACATACTATTCCACTCAAACGCCCCTGTGCTTAGATGGATGCCGTAAAAATTAACGCTCCGCACCAGACCCCACCCCCTCAATCTGGCGACACCCCCCGGTCAGTCTTTGTACAAAAAGTGGTGGGGGGGGTAGCAAAAAATTTGGGGCTAAATTTTGGTGCCGTTAAAATTAACGGATGACATAAACTGGTTTAAGAAACGTGGCTAAGTCTATGATTTGTAAGGAATTTTCCGGAAACGTGGGATGTGAAGCGGCTAAAAATTTAGCGACCGTTAAAATTAACGGAAGTAAAGTAACGCTTTAAGAGTGTGCGCTAAGTTGTTGATTTGTAAGGGTTTTCATGAACAAGTGGCTTAGCAGGAGTATTTCAGCGCCAGGTCCGTATCTCACTTTGTGTTTGAGTGAGAAAGAGTACGAAAAGGCTATGAAGACGCTGAAGGTCAAGCACTATGGTCCTTGGATTTCTACTCCTCAAGCATCTGCGACGACGCACAACTTGAGTAATGAAGATGGGAACCTGTGCGCGGTGGTGTGCTTGAGTGACTATGCTGGGCGCGAACCAGTTGAAGTTGCTGGACTGTTGGTGCATGAGGCGGTGCATGTGTGGCAGGAGTATTGTGATTTCTACGGAGAAAAATTTCCTGGCCGCGAGCAGGAGGCGTATGCAGTGCAATCGCTGGCACAAGAACTGATGGCAGAGTTTGCGCGGCGAAATGGATAAGAAGTGGCGCACGAAGAAGGTGTTGCAGAGTCCTCTGAGGAAGGTGTATGGGTCCAAGGAGGAGGTATTGGAGATGGGGATGACTGAGGCTCAGAAGGAAGTGTTTTTGGCTATAGATGTGTGGTGGTGCCGGTTTGGGTACGGGCCTAGTTTGAGGAACATATGTGAGTTGAGGGGGAAGTCTGGTCTGGGGAGTACGAAGAAGATTGTGGACAGGTTGGTAAAGTTAGGTGCTTTGAAGAGAGTTGAGGGGATGGGAAGGTCTGTTCGGCCTACGTACATCAGCTTTAGGAATATGGAATGAAGCTGGATGATCTAGTGGCGAGTTTGTCTCCTGCGGATCAGGAGAAGCTGTTACAGCAGGTACAAGATTACAAGGATGCTGTAGACAGGGAGAAGTGCCAGAAGAGCTTCATGGCGTACGTGAAGAAGATGTGGCCGGGGTTCATTCATGGCCGACATCATGCGGTGATGGCAAAGAAGTTTGAGGAGATCGCGGAAGGTAAGTTGAAGAGGCTTTGCATCTCGCTGCCCCCGAGGCACAGCAAGAGCGAAATGGGGTCTTTCTTGTTCCCTGCGTGGTTTCTTGGCCGGTTTCCAAATAAAAAAATCATTCAAGCATCCAACACGGCAGAGCTTGCTGTAAGTTTTGGACGCAAAGTTAGAAACTTAGTGCTATCAGATGAGTACCAAAAAATCTTTCCTGGCGTAACTTTGCGGCAAGACTCCAAAGCAGCGGGCCGCTGGAGCACAAGCCAAGGGGGGGAGTCATTTAGTATCGGCGTCGGCGGCACGATGACTGGCCGTGGCGCTGATTTGATGATCATCGATGATCCGCACAACGAGGGCGAGGCCGCGCTTGCCGCGTTTCAGCCTGAAATTTACGACAAGTCTTACGAGTGGTTTACATCTGGCCCCCGGCAGCGTCTCCAGCCTGGAGGGGCCATAGTTATCATCGCCACTAGGTGGTCCAAGAGAGACTTGATTGGCCGCGTGCTCAAGGCTGCGGGCGAGTTGGGAAAAGAAGAAGAGTGGGAAGTCATTGAACTCCCGGCAATCATGCCTTCGGGTAAACCCTTATGGCCTGAGTTCTGGTCGTATGAGGAACTGTCTGCTCTAAGGGATGAACTTCCACCGGGTAAGTGGAACGCTCAGTACCAGCAAAACCCCACCGCTGAAGAAGGCGCTATTGTCAAAAGAGAGTGGTGGAAGATCTGGGAGAAGGAGAAGCCTCCTTCATGTGAGTTCATCATCCAGTCTTGGGACACCGCCTTTACTAAGGGTGAGCGAAATGACTACTCTGCGTGTACTACGTGGGGTGTGTTTCACATGAACGAAGACGAGAATGACGTAAACATCATCTTGTTGGACTGTTTTCAGAAGCGCATGGAGTTTCCTGAACTGAAAGAAAAGGCACTGGCTCACTATAGAGAGTGGGAGCCAGATGCTTTCATCGTGGAAGCCAAAGCAGCGGGTGCTCCGTTGATCTTTGAACTGCGGGCGATGGGCATTCCGGTGTCTGAATACACCCCAAGTAGAGGGAACGACAAGTTTGTCCGTATCAATTCTGTGGCAGACCTGTTCCAATCGGGTAAAGTCTGGGCACCTGACACCCGGTGGGCTAGAGAACTCATCGAAAACATGGCCGCTTTCCCGAATTCGCAACACGACGACGATGTGGACAGTGCTGTACAAGCGTTGATCCGCTTCCGGCAGGGTGGTTTCCTGCGTCTACAGACAGACGAACAGGACGAAATGCGGTCTTTCAAGCGCAAAGTCGCTTTCTACTAAGGATTTGACATGGCAACGAACTTCTCTCCCGAAATGATGCCCCTTGACATGGGTGTTATGACCGAAGAACCGGCTCTGGAGATTGAAATTGAAGATCCTGAGAGCGTAAAAATTGGGATTGACGGGGTTGAGATTGAACTGATGCCAGAACCTGAGACTGCGGACACATTCGACGCAAATCTTGCGGAGTACATGGACGACGGGGAGCTTCAATCCCTGGCTTCTGAGCTTGTTTCCCTCGTAGATGCGGACATCAACAGTCGCAAAGACTGGACAGATATGTTTGTCAAGGGCCTAGAAGTCCTTGGCATGAAGTACGAGGAACGTACTGAGCCTTGGAACGGAGCTTGTGGGGTGTACAGCCCCCTGCTGACTGAAGCGGCGATCCGTTTCCAGTCAGAGATGATCACTGAGACGTTCCCGGCGCAAGGTCCGGTGAAAACTCAGATCATTGGTGCGATTGACCGACTCAAGGAAGAAGCAGCAGAGCGAGTTCGTGACGACATGAACTACATGCTGACCGAGCGGATGATTGACTACAGGTCCGAGCATGAGCGGATGCTGTACTCCCTGGGTCTTTCTGGTGCCGCGTTCAAGAAGATCTACCCGAACCCCAGCACAGAACTGCCTGCGGCCCCGTTTGTACCGGCTGAAGATTTGATCATGCCTTACGGGGCATCGAATGTTTACACCGCAGAGCGCGTGACTCATGTCATGCGTAAAACTGAGAACGAGATCAAGAAGCTGCAAGTTGCTGGCTTTTACCGTGATGTAGAGCTTGGAGAGCCGGTACGCTTCTTCACTGACATTGAGAAGAAAAAAGCTGAGGAGCAAGGGTACACCCTGACCGATGATGATCGTTATCAGGTGCTGGAGATCCACGTAGACTGGGACATGCCGGGGTACGAAGATGAAGTTCCTTTGCCGTATGTGGTCACGGTTGAGCGGGGCACTCAAACGGTTCTTGCAATTCGTAGAAACTGGGAAGAGACCGACAAAAAGAAACTCAAGCGACAGCACTTCGTCCAGTACACGTACATTCCTGGATTCGGGGCTTACGGTCTCGGTTATATCCATCTCATCGGAGGATACGCAAGAGCCGGAACCTCCATCATCCGGCAGTTGGTGGATGCTGGCACGCTGTCAAATTTGCCGGGGGGTCTGAAGTCCCGAGGGCTTCGGATCAAGGGCGACGACACTCCTATTGCTCCGGGCGAGTTTAGGGATGTGGACATTCCTTCGGGGAGTGTGCGTGACAACATCATGCCGCTTCCTTACAAGGAGCCGAGCCAAGTTTTGTCGATGCTGCTTGAGCGCATCACAGAAGAAGGCCGACGCCTTGCGGCTATTGCTGATTTGAAGGTCAGCGATATGTCGGCCCAGGCTCCGGTGGGAACCACGCTGGCAATTTTGGAGCGGCAACTTAAAACCATGAGCGCCGTTCAGGCGCGGGTGCATGCCTCGCTTCGGATGGAGTTCAAGCTCCTGAAGGGAATCATTCGGGACTTTTTGCCGAGCGAGTATCCATACACCCCGGAAGGCGGGGATCGGTCGGTTAAGCAGGCTGACTACGATGTAGTGGAGGTGATTCCTGTCAGCGATCCCAACGCCGCCACGATGGCGCAGCGGATCATGCAGTACCAAGCTGCACTTCAGTTGGCTCAAGGTGCCCCACAAATTTACGATCTGCCTCAGCTTCACCGGCAGATGCTGGAAGTTCTGGGTATCAAGAACGCCGACAAACTTGTTGCCATCCCGGAAGATCAGAAACCTCAAGACCCGGTGACCGAGAACATGAATGTTTTGAGAGGCAAGCCTATCAAGGCGTTTGCTTATCAGGACCATGAAGCTCACTTGATGACGCATCAGGCATTCATGCAAGACCCGAAGGTTATGTCCACCGTGGGCCAAAACCCTATGGCTCAGGGCATGATGGCCGCACTCATGGCGCACATTGCAGAACACGCTGCATTTGCATACCGGGCTCAGGTTGAGATGGCGCTTGGTGTTCCGCTACCTACGTTAGATACCAACGACGAGGCTCCCATTGCGCCTGAAGATGAGAAGGCATTGGCTCCGCTAATCGCCGCAGCGGCTCAGAGGACGATGGTGCAGAACCAAGCAATGGCCGCGCAGATGCAAGCGCAGCAGCAGGCTCAAGACCCGACGATCCAAATGCAGCAGGCCGAGTTGCAACTCAAGCAAGCCGAGATGCAGCGTAAGGCGCAGAACGACCAGATGGACTTCCAAATTGCACAAGGCAAATTGCAACTTGAGCAGCAACGTCTTGCATTGGAAGCACAGAAAAACCAAGGTGAAGATCCTCGTCTGAAGGCTATGAAGGCACAGCAGGAACTTCAACAGAAGGAACAGATTCACCAACAAAAGATGAGGCAGCAGATGCAGTCCGATGCGATCAAAACTCGGCAGCAGATGATGCGAACGCAACGAAACAAGGAGTAATCATGACTACTGCGTTTGACGTAGTTATCAAAGAAATCGAAGAGCGCCGCGATGATATTGCGCAGGCTCTTATCTCAGGTGCGGCAAAAGACTTCCCTGAGTACAAGTCAATGTCAGGTGAGATCCGGGGTCTCTCACTTGCACATTCCTATATCACCGACCTCGTGCGAAAGATGGAAAACGACGATGAGTGAACTACTCCTGAGCGACGGCCAAAACACCACCGTGTTGCCGCAAACCGAAGAGGAAAAGGCCCGACAGGTGCCTGATCCTGTGACCTACCACTTGCTCTGC